TGCGCATCACACAGCTTACTGTGTCAACTGTTGGTCTTACATTAGCGGGCAGGTATCGCTACGAAGTGTACGGACAGAACTCACCAACTAATATCATCCCAACGAACGCCGCTGTTGTCGGTTTGGTTGAGAAAGGCTATGTAGTTTTGCAAGACAATACAACGTGGTTCGATGTTCCTTCTATAACTATTCCAAATGACATCATCTATGAACCATAATGAATCAAATATAGTATCTCTTAAACTTAGCGAGTACGTTGCTAAGTCAGATGCCGAAAGAGTAGACCGCAAAGGGTGGGTCAACTACGGTGCAGACAATGATTTCCCGCAGTACTTGCGTGACCTTTCGCACGAATCTCCAGTGCATGGTAGTTTGGTTGTTGCCATTGGTGACATGATTGCCGGGAAGGGTATCGAATCTGAACAATATCAGGCCGAACTTGACGCACTTGACATTGATGCATTGACATATGCGTGTTCACATGATCTAAAGTTGTTTGGTGGTTTTTACATCGAAGTGATTTGGAGTAATGACCGCACAGTGATTAGCAAGTTGAATGCTATTCCATTTGAAGAGTGCCGCATTGCGGTGAATCAGGATGATGACAGCGAAATAGGAATCTTTCACAGCTATGACTGGTCAAACACGCGCAAGAAAAAGAACACGCCTGAGTTTATTCCTAGGTACAACTACCTTACACGCGAGGCTGAGCCACGCCAAATCTATTGGTGCTTCACGTTTACAGGCAGTGACACATACCCACGCCCCGACTATTGGTCTGCTATCAACTACATTGAACTAGATAAGCAGATATCTATATTCCATATCAACCAAATCAGTAACGGTCTTTTCCCTTCAACCATTATCAACTTCTACAATGGGCAGGCAACACCTGAACAGAAGCAGCAGATGATGATGGACTGGGAGAATAAGATGAGTGGTGCGCGTAATGCGGGCAAGGTGGTAATGTTCTTTAACGAACGCGACCAACCAAAGACCGAAATAACGCCGTTTCCTGTGAATGATGCAGACAAACAGTATCAACTGATGGATACTACTGCAACTCAAAAGATAATTACAGCACACCGCGTAACAACGCCCTTGCTGTTTGGTATTCGCGAAACATCAGGATTCGGTAGCAACAAAGATGAAATGACTACGGGTCTTGAAATCTTTAACAAGCAAGTCATCGAACCATATCAGGAGAAAATCAACAAGAGCATCACCGAACTATTGAGCAATCAAATGCCGGGTGTATCTTTTGAGATTGTTCCAAATACCCCATTAGTAGCAGAACAAACATCTGTTGTAACCGATGCAAGCGCAACAGGTACTACGGCAGATGTTGCTGCTACCGCTTTGAATGGTGCACAGATTACTTCACTCGTTGACATCGTAATGCAAAGTGCTGCGGGTGCTGTGCCTGTTACAAGTGCAAAGGCTATCGTGCAAGCTGCATTCCCAACGTTACCGCCTGCAACAGTCGACGCAATATTTGCCGATGTGTTACCGGGTAGCTTGCAACCACAGGAAGTCATCATGAATGACGAAAAAAAAAAAGATGATAGCACAGTAGGCGATGCACTAATTGCACTGGGTGAAGATGCGTCCGAGGATTGGTTGCTGATTGATGCATACAACGCAGATGATGAAATCGAGCACGAATTCGCAGTGCGTACAGGGGCGGCAAGACCAGCGGCAAAGAGTGAGCAAGATGCCATTATCGATGGCAAATACTTTATTACTCGTTACGTTTACGCAGGTAGCTTTAGGCATGACAATATGCGCCCATTCTGTAAGAAGATGCTTGAGGCGGGCAAGCTTTACCGCATGGAAGATATTGAGGCAATGGAGTTTGTTCCTGTAAATCCCGGATGGGGGCCGAACGGAGATGATGTCTATGATATTTGGCGTTTTAAGGGCGGAGGCAACTGCAAACATTTCTGGGAAAAAAGGGTGTTCGTTGATGCAAAGGGCGCAAAGATTAATCCTAATGATCCAGACGCAAAGCGCATCGCTGTGGCAATGGCTGAACGCATGGGGTATAAGGTGCGCAATCCATTGTACGTAGCAAAGCTACCTGAAGACATGCCACATCGTGGCTTCCTACCAACTAATCCTATTTACGGTAATCAATAATCACAACTATGGCAGAAGTACTTTTAATAAGCGAAAACTACATTAAGAAATACACCACTGTTAACGGTAGTGTTGACCCTAACCTGATGTATCCATCTGTGTATTTGGCGCAGGATAAATGGGTGCTGCCCTTTTTGGGAACTGACTTAATGAACAAGATTAAAAATGATGTAGCAAATAACACGATTGCGGGCAACTATCAGATACTCCTTGAGGATTACATCCAACGTGCGCTGCTGTGGTGGGTAATGGTTGACCTTACGCCTTCACTTTGCTACCGTATGGACAATGGCACTATCGTGCAGCGTCAATCCGAAGACACTACGCCCGTATCCGATGCAGTTATGAAGGATATGATAGACCGTGCAAGACAAAATGCGGAACACTACACCACGCTGCTGGTCGATTACTTGTGTGCGAACGCTTCACTGTTTCCTGAATACTCAACAGCGCAGTGGCCTGACCGTAGCGCACGTACTGACGTGACCAACACGCTCAACTACCAGTTCTCATCGGGCAATACTGCCACATCTTTTCGTCCTACGTACTCTCGTAACATCATTAACCGAATACCATGATAGAAAAGAAATCACTAAAGCAAGATTATACCGAACGTTTGCGCAAGTATGAGCGCGAGCTGTCACTAAAACTACGCAGCAATGCAACCAAAGAGCAAGATAAAACTAAACGGTAGTGCACGGCCTAAGTCGATTAGTTACCTACTCCAACTCTATGATGGGGTGTGGTCTATTCCGCTTGCCTTTTTGCTTTTCTTTCTTGCCGGGTATGCTAGTTTTCGCTACTTCGGTGATGCACTTATAAGCACTGAATACATCCAGTATATAGTTCTTGCCGCACTCGTTATGGTCGTGGCTAACTTCGTTGTGTTCATGGGGCTGTATTTCAATTTTAGGGCACTTCAACGCATGGTATACTCAGCACAAATCAAACAGCAGGCACTAACTGATTTGAGCACATGGCAAAAGATACTGTTATACGTGGGCTTATACTTTGCCTACTTTGCTGCGTTCCTGTATATACTTCATTTGCTGATGACGGCTACTGCGTAAGAGTAACGGCTGAGAGTTTTGTAGGGGTTAAAGAAAAGGGCGGCAATAATCAAGGATTCAACAACGCCGAGCTGCGTGCGCTGATGGCGGCACAAGGCTGGAAACCCGGCTATGCGTGGTGCAGTTTCTTTGTCATGGCTATGCTAGCCGAATGCGGCATTCCTAACACTATTAACGGGTGGGCGCCTACTGCATACAATCGTAAAGATGTAGTGTTTGATGGTGGTAAATTTCTTAAGTCTTACAAGGATGATGATGTGCTAATTATGACCCTTTCCTATGGATCTATGAATAAGAAAAGATTCAAGGGCATCGGTCATACCGGCATAGTCGATAAGATTGGTAAGTATTCAGTGCGCACCATTGAGGGCAACACCAACGAACAAGGCATGCGCGATTCTCGCACGCGTGATGGGGTGTACTACAAGATTCGTCCACTATCTAAAAATCTACACATAACAAGATGGAAAAAGCAAGGATAAATCCGATGATCATCTATGGCCTGGGCATACTTGCAACAGGCGTCATCATCATTCTACTATTTAAGGGATGCAACAAACCAGCTGCATCTCCTGCCGTTGACAGGTTGCATAGCTTGAATGACTCACTGTATCGTGTGATAGAATCAAACAACACAAAGACCGATTCACTATTTGCCAAAATAGACAGCATAAGAGCGTGGAGCGATACCATTGTACAGCGTCAAGAGATTACTAATAAATACTACACCAATGAGACTTACACTATTCTTAATTCTAGTCCTTCTGCTGCCGCTAAGCAGCTACGCTCAACGCTCAAAAAGTCGGACAGCCTCCTTAAATCCGGATTTTACACCAGAACTTACGACCTACGACGTGCAGCTTTTCAATCTGAACTACAATAGTATGATGTACTGGTATGGCACAGCGCATGAAATTGATTCACTCTACCAGTTGGAGAAACTCAAGGTGCATTACTACGCCAAAATCACAGGCATACAGGCAAACAACTACGAGACGCTCGCCACAATCTACGAAAACAAGCAGGCAATTGAGAAGGCAATAGGTGTGGAAAAGGAGATGCAGATAAAGGATTTGAAGAAGCGTAATAAACGGTTGATAATTCACAACATTGGGCTATCCGTTGGCCTAACTGCGCTGGCTGTTTCATCATTTTATTTAATTGTTTTATGATCAACATCGAACCAAAGGATATAATAACAATCGTAGCCGGTGCGGTATCGCTTTCAGGTCTTTACTATGCGCTAAAAAGAAACGTCGACAAACTAAACATAACAGTGCGCACTATGGACACACATCACAAAAGAGAAATCAGCGCGATACATCATCGCATTGATGAAATCAAAGATGACACGCGTACATCCATTGACAAACTTGAAGGTAAGATAGATGCTATTCAGAATCAGAACGCGATAATATCCGCAAATCTTGCGGAGCTTACAGGCTACATAAAAGCTAAACAATAATCAATATGGCAAGCAAATATGTTGAAGTCTACAAAGAAATATACAAGGGCAATGGAGTGATGAGTGAGCGTGTGAGAATGGCAATGAATAAACATTCTGTGCCACTTTCATTTAAGTCGTTTCATCGCATGTATCAGGCGTGGCGCAACCACAACTATGGTGAAGAAAAGTTGCAAGACCATGTTCCCGAGGTCAGGAAAACGATACACCCTACCGGGCAGCTTGACAAGTTGAAGTATTCGCTCGGCGCATTCGATGAGATAGTGAATGAGTTGAAACCTGATGTGAATCAGTTTGACCTGCCCGCATCACTTGAATCAAACTATCAGCCCTACAAGCTACCGACAAATCACAATGACATACTGCTGTTAAGTGATATACACGTCCCGTATCATAACATACCAGCGTTAACCCTTGCGTTGAAATACGGCCTTGAAAACAACGTAAACACAATACTGCTCAACGGTGACGTTATCGACTTCTACGC